GTAAGGCGGTAAGGAGCAGTGAAGCACTCTCCTATCCGGTTTACATGTCGTCGAGGCCTTGTGGAGAGGCCTTTGCGGACGTCAAGCTTTTCTTGTCTGTTTTGCTTGACCGCGTATCCGGCCATGGCGCTAGTCGACACGTTTTTGAACGTGCTAGAAGATTCCGGAGATGTGGTCGTCGAGAGAGGTTTTGCATTGCTGCAGCCTTATTCTCTCTTCGGAAAGCACTCCCCACCCCGTGTGTAGACTGCGTAAAGAGTGGTGCAGTCCAGCACAGAGAGACCTTGAGTATGCCTGCTCGGAGTAACAGGGCATACTTGCGCTACGTTTCCAAGGAAACGAGGAAAATCTTTCGTGCGGGGTGGGATGAAAGGTATGTGAGAGCGTGTTTATCGAATTCACCAAGTGTCTCCTCCTGCAAGCAGGCCGGCCGTAATGGTGGAGGATGTTTCAGAGCAAAGCCGGGGCGGCGTGTCTTTTATTCTCGGTCCTTGGGCGCGAAGGACGTAAGTTGGGACAGCTTTGTTCGTTACATGGAAGTGGATTCGAGCGGGAAGAAGAGGGGTGTGACTGTAACGTCCGAAGAGTGGGGTCTCCTGCGACCACTCCACAAGTTAATGTACGGTCATATCTCTCGATTCTCGTGGCTAGTGCGTGGTGAGATACGCGCTTCACGCCTAAACAGGACTTTTGACGGAGAGGATCTACTCGTTTCCGGAGATTACGAGTCCGCAACTGATAATCTGAGTCGCGAGGTTGCGGAGTCGATCCTTTCTGCCTGTCTCTCAAATACCCGATTCGTCCCCTATGACCTCAAGAAGTTGGCGTTTGGTAGCCTGTCAACTTCGGTGAATTATCCAGATGGTCATACAATATATCAACGTCGAGGTCAGCTCATGGGTTCTCTTCTGAGTTTCCCACTTCTGTGCCTGCAGAACTACTTGGCGTTTAGGCGCGTGTTCCCTGATAAGCGCGTGCTAATCAACGGTGATGATATATTGTGGCAAGGGACGGAGGAAGAATACCGGATGTGGTCGGTAGCCGTGAAGGGTTTCGGGTTGAAACTTTCGCTAGCGAAAACCGCAGTGGACAGGTCTTTTTGCAGCCTGAACTCTACTTATTTCTACCGTAAGAGTTCGGGACGGTTCGTGGCATTACCTGTCCTAAGGCTCGGTGTTCTTCGTCCTATCGATGGCCCTGATGCTGTGGCGGCTTCCGTACGCCGCTACCTAAGCCCGTTAAAGGGTCAGCACAAGGAGGGGGCGCTTATTTCGTACCTGGAAAGGCACGCTTGGACGATTAAGCGCAGCCGTCGATCGGTCTGCTCGTTGGGATTGCGACCTACTCAGCGGGTCCTTTCTCATTCTGGGTTGTACGTTAGGGAGAGAGCGTACGCCCAGCCGGAATTACGTAGGTTGGATAGGAAGTTGCCTGTTTCGCCCAAGCAGCACTCTATAGGTGGACTTCCAACCGGGTACGTGAGGGTCCGGTTCTGCGAACTGGATCCTTCTCTTAGAAGATTCTTCGAGGAATCTTTTTCAAGTCGCTCCCTAGACTTGAAATGGTCTTCTAAGATCGGAGCCGTGTCGAGAAAAGAAGCGTGGACTAAATATTGGCACGAAGTCCGAGTATCTGGTACCGAGTGGTTTTCTGGAACGCGTAAGGGTAAGAATGCTCTACTACGCATGCGCTGCGTACGTCGAAACGTACGGGGCG